GCCGAGTTAAGGCTAGGCTGACTCTCCGTTGACCGGAGTTCCTTGGCGTTCTTTGGGACGAACCCGACTTTCCCCAGGTGAACCGGGACGGTCACCTCGGTACTTGCCTCATACTCCCCCGTTCGCATACGCCCGAGGAGGGCGGATGCTATAGGGGTGTGAAGGTTCGTACTACACGCAGGCACGCTTGCGAGCTTGAGCCCGATGCATGCATTCTTTTTAGGCACTTGCGTGGATGCCCCCGGCCCGAAACGCGGCCGGAAATCGGACAGTGACGGGTCTAGCAGACCTGCCTGTTCTAGGAGAGTGGAGATTTTACGCTGAGCGCAGTGAAGTACTGACTCAACGTGAGGGGAGAATGTAAAACGCCCCTCCTGCCACATCCTAAAACGCGCATTTGTCATCGTGCAGGCTCTCTCGGCTGCCCAGAGCTTGGTCCTGGCGGCACTTTCACGGTCCACCCCGATATCAATGTCTTGCCGCTTTCCGAAGAAAGCGAGACACTGTCGGATGATGGATACGTCGGTTGCCGTGAGATCCAGAACATCAGGACTGTACAACACAAGATTAGGAAAATCACCGCAAGTAAGACTATCAGCGATGACTCTCCCTGCTGCCTCCCAACCGTCGGGCGTGAGCCCGTCGAGTAAGAGCCGACAGATTGACGATAGAAACTCATTCGTCTCTCCTGTTGAAAGTATCTGGTCGTACGATACAATGTACCCAGACGGCAGAACCGCATTGCTTCGCTGCATAGCAGACATGGCATATCCTTTCAGTAGTCGGATTAGGTCGGCATGAACTGATCAACGAACGCTTCCTTGAGCACCCCAGCACTTACGGGGGCCACGGTCGTCGCAATGTTGTTCATGACATTACGGAGAGCCTGCGAAGACACACCACGGCTTGTTGCCGTGGAGCGGCGGTGGGAAAACTTCACCCACTCATCCGAATCTTCGTAAGCTACTTTGGGCGCAGCGGTATAACCCGCAGCATTTTGTCCACCGATTGATTCCATAACCGGGAAGACCACGCGAAAGCGAGATTCCGTGACCCCGCTCGGCAGCTCGCGCTGCCGGAGCTCAGCCCGTACCTGGGCCTCGATAGGAAGCGTTGGCAGATTTTCACGCCACACAGCCAGTCGGGTACCATCCTTGAGGACTTTGTTGTCCACAGGTTGAAGTACGTGGGAAACAGGGGTTGCGGCACCGTCAAAAACGGTGATAGAGGCTTGTTGAGCCATGGTTTTCTCCTAAATAAGGATATTTTAGCGTTATACGATTCATCCATGTTTGCTAAAGACCTGGACGAGCAGGGCGACCGCGTTAGCGGCTCGCCTCCATGAAAGGAACTCTAAGCTAGTAGCCATACCCCCTGTTGGGGATGGTGGCTTTATCTCATCCGAAACCGTACGTGCGATCTTGAAGACTCGAACGGATGGTTCACCAAACGGAGTAGCGTGCCAGCCGAGAAACTTATCTCCTGTTCCAAAGGAGAACTCGGTTGTAATGCTGCTAGACTTGAGGGTTTTAACAACTGTACCCTTGATGTCGGCAGCAGTACGGCAGGCTGCGAGATAGGAACCGATGGGGATCACCCAATCGGCGATGAAGGACCAGGGGAGTTTTTCCCAAGCGACGGTAGCAACTGTCTGTAGCGACGGTACGTACACGGGCGATGCAACATACCCGTATATAATGTACTGCAGCTGAAAGACTGTCACGCGCCGCGTGAAGGACCCTGTAGCGATGGGAGGTGATGTTTCCTCCACGGACCAAGCTCGGCGGCCGACAACTTTCGTCCGGCCTTTCTGAGTTTGATTAACCAGCTCTGCGACGTACTGACCCGCCTCCTCAAGATCGCTCAAGAGGGGCAGCCAGCCGTATTGCAGTTCTAGCCAACGGTCCGAAGCCGTCTTCTTCGCAGAAAACGCCTTCCTCACAGACTTGACAGGTACGGCTAAGTGTTTCGCCGCGCCTTTTACGTCTCCTCTCTTGACTGCTATCAACGCCTTCACGAGGCTGGTGCACGCACCAGCGATCATGTCGAGGGCTTGGACGCCCTCAGCGGTGAACACCGCAGGGTTGAAGCCGCTACCGTACACTTTCCTGCGCAGCTTCTCGATCACCTTATACTCGTGGCTCGGATCCGGGATGGGCGGTGAAGCCCCCCACGGGTCGAACATAGAGTTGGTGACGCTCGGTGCGTAGGTGCCACGTTTGTACCACCACGTTGCGTGATGGTGCTCCGTTTGGACCTTAGTGTAGTTTTGCGGGGGAAGCAGAACCAGGCTTCTCCGAGGCCGCTTCCAGGTATACCACTCCTGGAGCTGCCCAAGATAATCCACCTCCGTCGGGAACTCTCGACGGCGGGGACGCGGTGGCCTCTTTACCCGAGGGTAAGAAGACCGCGGTGTGCCCGGCTGGATGGCGTTACCGCCATTCCACACGGTGTGAAGTGTCATGCCTACGTTCATGGTACCGCCCGGAGTATCTACCGGATATAGCCCATTAACGTATTTAGACCCAGTCGTCATCTAGCTTTCCTTTTACGAGGGAGGTCTCGAGTGGCGATTGGACCACTGTACCCTAACAGGTATAGGAGAGAAGGACCGCTGATCAGGCGGTACCCAAGCGACCAACAAGCCCGCACTGGTTAATCAAGGCCAGTGAATTACGGTTGTTAGTTCCTTCTCAGAAGGAGCCCCTTGGGG